AATGTTAATGCAAATGATTATTATCAGTTAATGTGGTCTACTGATAATGCTAACGTTAAATTAGAACATGAAACAGGAACTGGATCTGGTGCTTCTAGGTATCCATCAATTCCGTCTGTAATTTTGACGGTAAATCAAGTTGGCTAATATTAGTCTCAAATAGTGATATAATTTATTTCATTATGACAATACAAGACTGGACAGCATTAACACTTGAATTTTTGTCAATTCTTGCTATTGTTGGTGTAGGAATCAGGTGGATTGTGAAAAAATATGTTGAAGATATATTATCCGAATTAAAACCAAATAGTGGATCTAGTATGAAAGATCAAGTAACACGGTTAGAAGATAAAATGGATAAACTTTTTGATATGATGATGAATCACCTAGAAGATCATTCTAAAAAATAATTATTTACTATATATAATATATATTTAAAAACCTTTATACAGTATATTCTTTTCTTTATATATATTTAAGTATACACGAAACTTTGTACTTTTCAACTCTTAATACCCTGGAAGTTTATAACTCTTTTATAACAATTTACTTTATAACTTTTTGTTATCTATTTGTTATCTGATTGTTATAATTTATTATATAAAAGAAAAATAATGTTATAATTCATGTGCTGGCACTCTAGGTTGCTCTCTACCCCCACCCCACTGCCCCTAGAGTGTCAGTTTTATTATTTATGGTATAATCGCAGTATGTGTTCTCCAACAATTGAAAAATACGGTGCCACTCCAGCCAATATCCAATGGACAGTTGTGCGTGGAGATACTTCTCCTTTAAGAATTGATTTTCTAGAAAATGATGAAGTTACATATTTTGATAATGAGGGTTGGACATATTTGGCTACCGCATATGATGCAGCAGGAGATGTATTAGACGATCTTCCAGTAGTTTCTGGAGAAGGATACGTAGAAATTAAAATACCAGCGCATGTTACAGAGCGGTGGGGAAAAACTTATTCATCTATAGTAGCGGAATTACCTTTTGATTTACAGGTAACAATTCCAATGGATGGAGAAGATACTGTTTGGACTCCAGTTATAGGAACAATTTGTGTTTTAGGCAACGTTACACCAAGTAGGAGTTTATAAATGGCAGTAGTTAAAGTAACAACTCCAAAACCAAACTTGCCAAAAGTTGTTCGGGTTGGAAATAAGGTTTACAAGGTAACAAAGTAAGGAACAGTCCAATGGCAAAAAGCATGGACTTTCCTCAAAGCAATAAAAAGAAAAAATATTCAGATAACATAAAACCAGAAATTATTATTGATCCTGCTATGTATATAGCAGTTCCAGGTCCACAAGGAGAACGTGGTCCTCAAGGTCCTAAAGGCGATTCTGGACCATCAGGAGATAAAGGTCCTAAAGGCGATAAAGGAAATCCTGGAAAAGATGGAAAAAACGGTATAGATGGTAAAGATGGAAAAAGTATGTTATCTCCATCAGGACAAAATATTGGATGGGCTTGTTATGATAATGAAAATAGAAAATCTATAAGACTTGGAGCAAATAAGGGTGAAGATGGATGGGTAAAATTTTTTGTTGATGCTCTTGGAGAAAATACAAATGAAGATTATTTACCAAGAGAATCTGTTACCTTATGGAATCCTACAAGTCAAAAAATTAACTTTAAGGGTCTTAAACTAGGCTCAATTATAACAATTCGTTATAATATAGAATTGACAACTTATTCAAATAATACAGAGGTATGGTTTAGAACTTTTATAGATGAATCTGTTCAATATCCAACAACATATGTTGGATCATTAAAATATCAATTTACTTATGATTTATCAATGGAGCATACTGTATTTTTGGAAAATAAAAAGATGCAAATTTCTGGGGGTATACCAGAATTAAGAACTGACAATGATGCAAGTGTAGTTATAAAATCAATACATATTTCTGTTTCTTAGTGGTATAATAAAGCAGGAGGATTTAATGGCATTTCCAGGTACATATAATTTTAATTACTATCGTGGTGATACTTATCAATTTGTAATCCGTCCTAAAAATGCAAATGGAACTACGATGGCATTAGATGATTATGAAAATAATGCAGTATTTACTATAGCAAATCGTAGAGGTTCTTTAGGAACCCAAGTTGAAGCAACTGCAACTGTAGATATAACAAATGATATTGTTACATGCACAATTGAACCAGCACAAGGAAGATTGCTATCTGCTGGAACATCATATGTATATGACGTACAAATTGATAATGGTGCTGGTGTTATTTATACGCTTTTAACTGGATCAATTACAGTAACTGATGATATTTCTGGAGCAGTATAGTGCCAACAGTTTTAGTATCTAATGATGATTTAACAGTTTTAGGATCTCCAGAAAACGTAGAACTTCTTGTTGATATTGGACCAACTGGACAACGTGGAAGCAAAGTTTTTGTTGGAACTGGAGAACCAGGTTCTGGAACATTAAATGGTCAAACTGTACTATTAAATGATCTTTATATCAATACATCACCTGGCCCTAATTACGGATACTTATATCAGTATATTTCACAGCCTGGAGGACCTACATGGATTCAAATTTTAAAAATGAATCCAACTCTTTATTCTAAAAAATTCTCAAGAACTTTTGCAAGTGGAGAAGCAACTGTAACAATACCAATTTCTGACATAACAAGTTTAACAACTTTAACTGCAGACAATTTTAATATTCAATATAGTATTGCACATACAGATCAAACTTCATCTTCAATATCTTCAATTACAGTAGTCGGAACCGATTTGGTTATTGACTTTAAGGCCCTAGAGTATACTGGATCGTGGAGTTCATTATCTGGCCCTGTAACAATTCATATTTTTATTTCTATTGTGATATAATAAACGAGGTGAGTGAATATGGCTTCTGAATCAATAGGTGCAATTTATCCAACGCAAATTCCAGGCTTGGCAGATATAGCCGATATTCAAGAAGCGTTTAAACTTTATCATTACGGATCATCTGCTTACGATACAGCAAATACAGATCCAGCAGAATTAGTTAATCCATCAATTGCCTACACATTAACAGATTTACAAGATCAAATCAGCGGAATAGATACAACTGGAAAAGTTTCTCTTGATACTATAAATGCAAAAGGAGATTTATTAGTTGGGTTATCAGATAATACTGTTGATAGTCTTTCAGTTGGTAGTAATAATTATATTTTAACTGCAGATTCATCTGAAACTTTAGGATTAAAGTGGGCTGCTCCAAGTGTTAGTGCAGATAATACAGTAACACTTACAAATAAAACTTTAACATCTCCTGCGGTTGATGGTTTTGGAATTATTTTTGAAGGAACAACTGCAGATGTTTATGAAACAACTTTAAGTGTTATAGATCCTACTGCAGATAGAACAATTGAATTACCAGACGAAAGTGGAACGGTAGAGTTAAAAGATATATCAATAAAAGAAGTAACAGATGCAACATATACTTTTATTATTAGCGATAGAGGTAAACTAATTACTGCAAATAGTTCTTCTAGTCAAACTTTTTCAATTCCAACAGATGCAACAACCAACTTTCCTATTGGAACTCAAATAAATATAGTTCAATATGGAAGTGGTCAAATTACAATTCAAGCAGATACACCTGCTACAACTACAATTGTTTCTAGTGCAGCAATATCTGATGCACCAAAAACTAGGGTACAATATAGTTCTGTGACATGTATTAAAACTACCACAAATTTTTGGTTAGCGATTGGAGATATAGAGTGAGACTATTAGGTGTAATTTCATCATCAATTTCAAAAGTTGTAACTCTTATTGATAACTTTACTAGAACAACTTCTGGATCTCTTGGTAATACATGGTCAAATATTATTGGTACTTGGTATGCAAATGGATCTAAGGCTCAAAATGATACTGTTTCTTCAAATGTTGGTCTTACAGCAGCAACTGCAGGTGGAGCAAATCCAGTTGTTCTTGCAGATGTAGATGCAGACAATGTTGGCGTAGCATTTTGGGTAACAGACTCAAATAATTATTGGGCAGCAAGTGTAAATCAAGCAATTATTACAAATTATACATATGGATCATCTTGTGCTACGTATTCTTCACAGGGTTATAATTATACTTATTCTTGTACTGGATATGGATTATTGACTGGCTATACAAGATATGGTGCTACCTATGTAAGTGCATCACAAGTTTGTACATCACCTACTAGATATGGATGTGCTGCATATTCTTGGGCCGTTTGTTCCTCATTTGGTAGATATGGTGCTTGTACTGGATATAGTGCCACTTCTGGAACTCAAACATGCATTTCTTCAAGTGCATTTGCTAACTCATATCAATCAGTTTGTAATTCATATCAACAAGTTGTTACAAATACCACCTACTCTGGAGGAACAAGAACATTTAATCTTATTAAAAAGGTTGGAGGAACTGTATCAACAGTTTACTCTAAGGTAATTACTGCAGCAATTTCATCATATAAAATTGTTTCAACTACTAGTGGATGGCTATGGGTAAGAGCATTTCCATCAGCATCACAAAGTGGAACTGAAACAATTAGTTATTTATCACAACCATCTTCTCCAACTAAGGGAACAAAGCATGGACTTTATATTGATCTAAGTGGTTATGTACAAACAAAAACAGCAGATAATGTTTCAATTACTGGATCTTCTAGTTCAGATATTTATACAGGAACAGCATCTGTTTCTGGAGGAACATTGTATTCAGATGATACATATTACTATAGATTATTTACTGGAAATGGAACTTTAACTGTTTCTAATTCAGATCTTAAATGTGATGTTTTAATTGGTGCAGGAGGTGGTGGAGGTGGATCAACTGCAGCAGGAGGATCGGGAGGCGGATCTTATACATCAGATTATGTAGCAACCCCTGGCTCATACGCATTTGTGATTGGTGCTGTTGGAAATAATAGTACTGGAATTGGAATTACTGCTTATGCAGGCGGAGCACCAACAACAGCAAACGGTACTGGTAATAATGGTGGATCTGGTGGTGGTGTTTATAGAAGAACAACATGCCCTGGATCTAGCAGTGGTGGTACAGCAACAAAAGCATCTGGTGGAACAATAACATACGGTAATAATGGTGCTGGCGCATACTGTGGAACATATTTTACTGGCGGAGGCGGAGGCGGAGGCTGGGGAAGTGCAGGTTATGGTCAGTCTGAACCAGGTTGCCCAGGAACAAACTGCTATGGTCAAGGCGGAAACGGCGGAGATGGATCTACTGCTTATACAAATTGGTGTGCAGCAGTTGGCATAGGTGAATTATATAATGGTTCATATTATCTTGGTGCTGGTGCTGGTGGAGAATCACAAAGCAATGGACAACCAGGAAAAGGAACTGGTGGAAACAGTTCTGGCTATAATGGTAGTGGATTTGTAATAGTTAGATATTTGAAGTCGGCGGTGGCATAATGGCTCATTGGGCAGAAATAGATGAAAATAATAATGTTGTTCGTGTACTTGTTGGAAATAATGATGATCCAAACGAAGGTTATGACTGGATTATTGAAAATTTAGGTGGTACATGGCTTAGAACAAGTTTTAATACTGATGGAGGAATTCATACACAAGGTGGTATTCCAGTTAGAAAAAATTTCGCAATGCCTGGATATAAATATGATCAAACACTAGATGCATTTATTGCTCCACAACCATACCCATCTTGGATATTTAATGAAAACTCATGCAAATGGTATCCACCAAAACCAATGCCAGAAGATGGCGAATATTATATTTGGAGAGAAGATATTTTAGATTGGTATGTTCCACAAATTGAAGATTATATTGGACAACAAGAATAGTGTATACTATATACAGAGGAGAAAATAATGACAATTACTGAACCAAGAGATTTTAGAACTTTAGAATTTGCAAAACCTGCTAGTGATTTTTCACATCATGCTGCATTTGTTATTGATGGTATAGTTGAAGATATTTTACATTTTGATAATGATATAGCAACTTTATTTCAAGGAACTTTTTTAACAAAACAGGTTGATAGCGCAGAGAATGGTGGACCATTAGTTAATTGGATTTATGACTCAACAACAGAAACATTTTCAGAAGATCTAGAAAATCCAAGCGTAGTTCCATATAAAGAATTTGAATCTGAATTTAAGATTGCAATTATTTCAGATAATGTTGTTAAATTTATTTTTAATACTTCAGAAAGACTTGCTTCAATTTTATTATCAAATCCTCAAATTATTTGGTTTGATCTTCAAGCAAATTTAAATTTAACAATTAAGGATTTGTATAATGCTTCAACAAATTCATTTTCAAAACCTGTTGTAGAACCTGTTATAGAATAATAAAATAATTTTTAGTGGGGTGACTAAAATTTTAAAGATTACAAAGTTTATACCAAATGAAGTTGCTCAAACTACTGTAAATCCTGTTGTTGCAAGTTCTGAAATACCAGAATGGTATAGAAAAGGTGAAGCCTATTATTTTTCAGATGGGCATAAATCAAAAGGCATGAAAACATGCATACCCATATTAGATGCATTATCAACGGGATATTTAGTAAAAACTTCAGTAAATATATATATAACTAAAAACCATAACAATAGTTTGTCAATTAATTATGATGAAGAATTTAATGCAGAAATGGAACCAGTAGAAATTAGATCCCCCGATCTTGGAAAAACTATTCCAAGACCAGCAGGACATCTAGATGTTCATTTATCTTGGAAGGCATTATGGGGATGGGAAACGCCAAAAGGATATAGCAGTTTAGTTGTTCATCCATTAAATAGATTTGATTTGCCATTTACTACAGTTTCTGGTATTATAGATAGTGATAAATATATATCTGCAGGAAATATTAGTTTTTTCTTGAGAGAAGATTTTGAAGGAATTATTCCAAAAGGTACTCCAATGTTTCAAGTAATTCCAATAAAAAGAAAAGAATGGAATGCAATTATTTGTCCAGAATTAATAGAAAAAGCAGGAAAAAGAGAATTAAAAGGCATAAATGGTGGATATAAGAAAAAAATGTGGACTAAAAAAAGTTATTCAATAAAGGAGAAAAATGAGTAAAAAAAAGGTAACAATTGGATGGATTGATTCGGGATCAATAACAAGCGGTTTTGCAGCGTATATGTCTCAAATACTTGTACATAGAGCAGACCAAATTGAAAATATTGTAGTAGCATCTGGGCCATATCTTTCTGCAAACAGAAACAGAATGGTTCAATCATTTTTAGATACCGATTCTGAATGGCTATTGTCTCTTGATAGTGATTTATTAATTGATTTAGATTCTTTTGATACAATTTTATCTGCAGCAGATGAAGAAAAATATCCAGTTATTGGTGGAAAATATTATCTTCCAATGAATAATAATTTAGTAATTGCTGCACAAGCATGGCATCCAGAAATTAAAGAGGGCGGTATTTTTCTTGAAGAAACAGATATTTCAACATCAGATTTTATGATAGAAGATTTGCACTCTTTGGGAGGTGGATATCTTTTAATTCATAGAAAAGTATATGAAACAATTTTAAATGATGCCACAATTCCAATGCCATGGTTTCAAGATTATTATGAAGATTATCCATATGATACTTGGATTAGTGATGATATTCATTTCTTTAGACTAGTTCATAAATATGGATTTAAGCCAGCACTTTGTACACGAGCAACATCTGAACATTTAAAAACTAGTAGAATTAATGATTCAACATATCTTAATTTTAGAAATATGATTGATAAAGATTTTAAAACTAATACAGCACATAAACGTAAATTTTGGACATTAAAGGGAAATTGATGAAAGTTTTATTAACTGGTGCTGGTGGTTTTGTAGGTCATCATACCCTTTCTCATTTATTAAAAACAACAGATTGGGAGTTTGTAGTAACAGATTCTTTTAAACATTTTGGTACTTCTGCTAGATTGCGTGAAGTATTTGAAGAATTACCAAATGAGCGAAAAAGAGTAAAGGTAGTTACACATGATTTAGCAACTCCAATAGATCAAGTAACTGCTGCTGAGTTTGGAAATATTGAAACTATTATTAATATGGCTTCAGACTCTCATGTTGATAGATCTATTGAAAATCCAAGACCATTTGTTGAAAATAATATAGCACTTGCACTAACAATGTTTGATTATGCTAGAACGTTAGACAATCTTAATTGCTTTATTCAAATTTCAACTGATGAAGTTTATGGCCCAGCACCAAGTGGAACTCTTCATAAAGAATGGGAGCCATTAATTCCTTCAAACCCATACTCTGCAAGTAAAATGGGGCAAGAGGCAATAGCAAATGCGTATTGGCGTTCATATAATTTACCTTTGGTTATAACAAATACAATGAATATTATTGGTGAACGTCAAGATCCAGAAAAATTTGTTCCAAAAACTATTAAAAAACTACTTGCTGGAGAAAAAATGCCAGTCCATGCTGCCGTTTATCACGGTGTTGCACTTACCGCTGGAAGTAGATTTTATCTTCATGCAAGAAATCAAGCAGATGCTTTGAGACATTTAGTTGAGCATTTTAGTAAAACTCCACATAGATATTATGATGGATTAACTAGACCAGAAAGATTTAACGTCAAGGGTGAGGTAGAAATATCAAATGATAATATGGTAAAACTTATTGCTGAGTTTTTAAATATTGATTCAAAAACATGTATTGAGTATGTAAACGTAGAAGGAACAAGACCAGGACACGATCTCAGGTATGGATTAGACGGAACTAAACTTGAAAACCTTGGATGGAAGCCTCCAGTGCCATTTGAAGAGTCTTTAAAGCGAGTAGTAGATTGGACCGTAAGGAATCCACAATGGCTGAAATAGAATTTCGTTTTGCATCAGAAAAAGATTTTAAAGAAAGAATGAACATTTGTAAAAAATGTATTCACTTCATGAAAAAAGTAGAACAGTGCGATATATGTTTATGTATTATGCCAGCCAAAGCAAGAGATGCAAATGCTTTTTGCCCAATTAATAAATGGACAAAAATACCCCCAACCAATTAAGATTAGGGGTATTTTTTTTATTTAATTATTTTGGAAAACGAGCCATCCAATATTTAGTTTTTGGAGTTATTCCATGCCAAGCAGACCAATCCTTACCACCATCGCTCATGTGATAAGCGATTTGTGCATTAACTACTGGATTAAAAAGTTCAGCAGAAAAGTTAAGTCCAAATTTTTCTCTACGCTCTGGACCAAGCATACTAATCATATTAATTTGAAATAATCCCATTGAACTATCTCCAGTTTTTGAATTACCATTGAATCCCAATGGTCTGCCATTTGTTTCTTTCTTTGCAACAGCCCATGCCTTTATAAGACCTTGACCACGAAAACCAACAGAGTGCAAGAGTTCCTTAAGTTCTTTATCTGAAAGTTGTCTAGTCATATTTTGATATTTGGTAAGTTTACCAAGATCCTTTTTTACAGAAATAAGACTTTTAGGCTTAGAAACCAAAAAAACCGCCTTGGCGGTTGGATTAGCAGATGCCTTTATAGTACTTAAATTATTTTCAGTAGACACGGCATTAGCCTTGCCCATAATCCCAGCAAATATAAATATAAATGCGAGTACCCCTATTAGAAATTTTTGATCATTCTTCATAGTTTCCTCCTTAGAAAACAATAACACCTTACGGTGTCTAAGATTAGTATAGCACAATTTACCGACGAGTACAAGTTGATAAATATTTTTCTTTTAATGCTATAATAATAGTATCATGGCTACAGGTGCTACGTCAACTTATGATTTACCATACCCAGTTTCTAGTGATCCAGTTAATGTTCACGGAGATATTCAGTCATTAGCAGAACAATTAGATTTAGTTATTTCTAATATTGGATTTCCATATATATCAATAGAAGTTACAAATAATAGCGGAATAACAATTGATAAAGGAGATCCAGTATATATAACTGGACATTTAACAAAACCAACAATTGCAAAATCAGAATCATTAGATATAGATACATTTCCAGTAGTTGGTTTGGCTCAAGGATCAATAGAAGATTCTACAGATGGTGTTATAGTTATATCTGGTGTTTTTAGTAATATTGATACATCCGATTATTCTGCAGGAGATGTTTTATATGTTGCAGAAACTGGCGGATTAACAGATGTACTTCCTTCTGGGGGATCTGGAGCGGTAGCAGTAGTAGCACATGTAAATGCATCAACAGGTGTAATAGTTGTCGGAAATATTAAAGGTAATGGCACTTGGGGTTCATTAGCGAGAGGATTATCATAATGGCAACATACAGAGGTTCTGGTTCTGGAACATATGACATTGGAGAAAAACCACCATTTGTAAATTGGACATTTGTTAAAGGTGACACTGCTTCATTTCGTGTATATGTAACAGACGATGCTCGTAACCCATTAAATATTCCTGACTGGACAATTAGCATGCAAATTAAAAGACCTAATATTGTTTTAGATGAGGGTCAAGTTACAGATGATGCAATGCTTTTATATACATTGACTCCAGCACCCGCAAATGATGATGAATCTGGAGAATTTACAGTATCATTAACTGCAACTCAAACAGCAAGTTTAGTAACTAATGATATTTTTGATATTGAACTTTCACTTCCTCAAGACGATATTGTTTGGACTGTTGCTCAGGGTAAACTAATAGTTCTTGAAGATGTGACTGCATAATGGCTACAGTTTCAATCAATAGTATTCAGCCAATTTCTACAAAAGAAATAGAACAAAAACAAACATTTCATTCTTCTTTCACTGGAAATAATAGAATTTCAGTTATAGAAGAAATCCTTCCATTTAGAGTTCGTTTTACATCAATTCAAATTCCAGGTTTTAGTCCTTCTATAGTTCCACCAATTCCTTTACAGGTTATTGGATTTTCTAACTATATTCTATAATAATATAAACTAAAATATATGTTATAATT